CATTATTAGTGCTAAATAAGCCTGTATCTGTATTAATTGTGTTTGCTACTAATGTGCCAGCCATAATTTATCCTTAAACGATTACCCAGCGTGAGCCAGTAGAAACAGTTACAACTACACCAGTATTAATAGTTACTGTGCCTGTTGTATTGGCATTTTTACCGCTTGGTACTGTGTAATTTGTAGTAATGGTTTGACCATTTAAATTAAAGATTTGGTCACTACCACCACCTGTTGCACCACCACCTAAACTACCCCATGCACTATTGGCATAGCCTTCAAATTGGTTTAATGTAGTATTGTAGCGAATTTCGCCTGAAGCTGGGCTTGCTGGGCGTTGTGCAGTAGTACCAACAGGAATCTGTATATAACTTGTAGAAGAACAGGTTATATCTCCAGTAAATGTAGGATTTGTAAAAGAATTAATAAATTGAGAATATTCAACAGAATTGCCAGCAACTGTTCCTGCGGCTAAATTAACAATTTTGTTACTATTAGCGTTTAAATTGCCTGTCATTGGGGTTTGACCATCAGCCGCTACAGAACCAGTTAAGGCTGTAGCTATGTCAGTCATAGTGCCATTAGCCCATGTTGTCGTAATGGTTGAGCCTGGCGTTACAGGATTTGTTACTGGGAGTGTATAGACTCCGCTACCGTTTCTACTCATTTTCTGCTCCTTGCTTGCCTGCTCTTACCATTGCGGCTAATTTATTAACATCATTTTTTCTAATTTTTGTAGCACCATATTTAGCTAATTGACCAACCGCAGGAGCTACTATTGCACCAGCAGGGCCAGCCAAACTTAAACCTAATAAAGAGCCTAATGTAGTGGTGCTAAGATTTTTAAGGTTGTATTTAGCTGCATTAGCCATAAAGTTTTGCATACCAGTACATTTGGCTGCTTGACTAATAGCTTCTTGTTCATCAGGTGTAAACAGCCGCATACGCCTATCATCTTCTGATAATTGTAATAGTTTATTATGCAGATATTGTTCGGTACTAAGCTTAGAATCTCTAATTTCAGCTTTATCTAACATATCTTCAAATACTTCAGATTTGCTTAATTTTGTGTAAGCATCTCTAGCTTTTTTCCAATCAGCTAAACCTTCTTTATTTCCACCAATAATTGACGAATCAGGCATATTGGCAATATAGTCATCAAACTCAGACTTTAGCCGAGTTGCAACCATTTTTTCATCTTCTTCCTTGCTGCGTTGGGCATTTCTAATAAATTTTCTAAGAGTTTTTAATTCTTGAAAATCTTTAGGAATTTCACCATTTTGTAAGTTTTCTAATGCCACAGCAACTTTAGGCATTGTTCTAGCATCATAGCCAAATTCTCTTAAATCAGAGCCTACAGATTTCATCATATTAGAAAAATAAATAGGGTTTAGTTCTACGCCTGATTCTTTAGCTTTGTTAAAGTATTTTGTAGATTCTTCTGCCAACTTTTCTGAAGATGGAGCTAAATCAATAATAGATGGCTTTTTACGCAATGCGCCTGCCATTGCTTCGCCCATATTTTGAGCTACAGGCTTGATGTTTTCGCCAACAGCTTTGGCAACTACGCCAGCTTCTCTAACACCTTGATTCAATGCAGGATTTCTTAAAGCATTAGACATTGATGGAATAGCGCCAATATTACCTATATAAGGAGGCAATTTTGCAGCTCCAACAACATCATTGACAGATTCTAAAATATCGCCTGTAACTGGTGATGATGGTTGAAAAAGTTTGTTTTGAATTTTGTGAGCCATTTCACCACCAGCAGCTTCGGCTTCTTGAACACCTTGTTGAGTGCCATAATTAGGGCTTGTAATGCCTTTATAAACACCATAAGCAGCACCAATAGGTTGTGCTAATGCAGCGCTACCAGCAGTCAAAGGCACTTCATATAATGCTTTTAATTTGTCAGCCATTGTACGCTGTGGTTCTACAGGAGCTACGCTACCTCTGTTTTGTTCGGTAATAACTTGAGGCACATCACTACTAATGTTTGTGCCCATTGTGCGTGGGCCAGTAGACATGGCTGGAACAACAGGTTTTGCGCCACCTTTTAAAAGAATTAATCCTTCATCTGATACTTTAGATAAGCCACCAGATTTTAAAGCCATTAAATCGGCATCAGATAATTGAGATAAATCCATTATGGCTGTCCTGGTTTTTTCTTGTTTGCTCTTCTTGCTATTTCAGCATCAATATCAGAATTGGTTGGTAAATTGTTAGTATTACCACCTTTACCTCCATATAATGCTTCTAATTGATTTAATGCTTTTATGTTAGCTTCATAATCAAGAGATGGGTCTGTAGCTGCTTTTAAATACATTTGCAATTCAACATTAGAATCCATTTGTTTTGCAGACATTCCTGTAGCATTTTTAATTGCAGCCAACAACAATGGGCGAGATTGAGCAATAGTATTTCTAGCGGATTGATTTTCTGTTCCAAATAATTTACCAAATAATTGACCAGCTCCAGAAGAAGACATTGAGCTAGGAATATTAGATATTGATGGCTGTGCTGTGCTTGTTATTCCGCCGCCAGATAATAATTTATCGTATTCTTCTTTTAATCCACCAATTAAAGTATTTACAGTTTCTTTTCCAGCATTAACTGTTTGAGCTTTAATGTCAGCAGGACCTCCAGGAATAGCCTCTAAAGTGCCATCTTGTTTCATACGATAACCCATAGGAACACGAGATTGCCCTTGATTAGCTGCAAGAATTTGCAAATGTTTTCTTTGGTAATCATTCATCTGATTTTCAAAATCATTAAATGAACCTTTGTAATTACCACCTTCAGGAGTTTGAGCAAATTTATATAAAGACACCTTGTCAGGAGTTTTAGGAAACGCCTCTTGAGCAATAACAGGCGCAACAGAACGAACATTTGGATTTTCTGATAACAATGCTTTAGCCAAAGCTGCTCTTGGGTCAGCTTTAACTTCAGGATATTCAATAGTTGGAGAAACGCCATTGTAAGCAGGGCCAGCAACTTGTTCGCTTGGCAATGCTTTTCGACCACTTGCTAAAGTCATAACATCTTCAATATCTCTTACGCCTTTTTGGCGCAATCCTTCCGCTATTGCTTTTTCTTTTTCAGCGGCTTCTCTTAACATTGATTTGCCAGTATGGATATTGAGCAAATCTGCCAAACCTTGCAAAGGGCTAGCACCAACAAAGCGGCCTGAAACCATTTGTCCTTGCAAATTTTGATTCATGCCATGTTGTAACAATGCTTTAGCAAGAGCCTTCTGTTCTTGCAAGCCAATAATTTCTGGGTTTGTTTGGTCGTAAGCAGCCATTTTTATTCCTTAAACTGGATTCTCATACGGATTATTTGTTGGGTTTTGCATTACGCTGCTTTGGTTTAAATTTCCATAAGTAGGGTCATTTACAATATTGCCTTTTTCATTCAACATTTGACCCAAACCTGGTTTTTGTTGCGCCCTTAAAGCATCTGCTAATGATTGCAATGGAGATGTTTGTTTGCCTGATAATGCTTGTTCACTTAATGCTTTCATTCCAGCCATGTTTTGATTGTATAAATCACGCTGATTGCCAATGTTTTGCATTGTTGGCGTTTGACCATTTAAATCCATCATTTGTAAGTATTGAGCAACATTATCCATAATTAGCCCCACTTGTTAATGCCAGCACCACCAAGGCTAAACATACCACTCATCATTGCATTGCTTCTAGCATTTGCAGCATTAGCGTTAGCTTGATTATTTTGATTAGCAAGACCCATTGCACCCATAATATCTGGTCCAGCAGTAGTAGCTTGTTGTGATGGGTTTACATATCCAGGGGTTGCAATAGCTTTAATATTGCTTGCAATGTTTAATGGCAACTGATAATTAGTAAGGTTTTGATTGTATTGTTGTTGATTTGCAGTTAAACCAATACCCATTCCACCTGTTACAGCGCTTGTAAGTTTGTCGTTTTGACCTTGTTGGAATACTCTTGCAGCATTTGTATAAGCTTCAGAACCTACGGGTATACCCTGATTAGCCATTGTTGCATCAAATTGTTTTTGTTCCATAGCCATTTGTGGCTGTAAACGATTCATAATAGCGCTGGCGTATGTTTCGCCAGGATTAATACCGTATGAAGGAAGATTGCCACCTGTAAAAGGGGTGCTTCCATATTGATTCGTAAGCTGACCAATAGACGCATTGGTAAGATTTTCCAATTCAGGCGTCATTGTTTGAGTTGCAGTCCACATTGGATTGCCGTATGGGTCTGTGCCTTCTTGTGTATATTTAAGTGTGCCGTAAGGAGTTACTTGATTTACACGATTGGCGGCTGTTGCTGTTCTAGCGGCAGCTAAATTTCCTGCTGCTGTTTCTTTAGCTGCACCTGCGTAATCTGGCGTTGCTACCGTTTGAGGCGCACCAAATAATGTATCCGTTATTGGACTTAAAATACCACCACTAGAACCCATCTTAATCTCCTTTTAAAGGCGTTTTAATGTCGAGCCATCGACAATTTTCACGCCTCATAGCTAATATTACCAAATCCCCATCTATATGAGCATCTTCAATATACGCTTTATCAAGAAAACCAAGGTGTCGGTCTAACTTCAATGCTTCCTCATTATTTGAGGATACTGTTGCTAGTATAACCTTAACTTTCAATGAGTTAAAGGGATAATCGAACGCTGCCCATAATAAATCTTTACTAATCCAATTTGGCACTATAGAAGCTACGTGCATACAGCAAGATTTATCTTGAAAATTGGTATAAGCGATAACTGCCGCTATTTTTCCGTCAATTTCTTGTCCTATACACATGGTTTCTTTGCCAAATTGTGTACCCAAAACACCTGTAATCCAGCTTCTTAATTCTTCTTGGTTTTTAGTGACTACTGTACGCAATTACAGTACCCCACCTTTTTCCATAACATAATCAGTAGAAGTCCATTTAAAATCAATACCTTGTGAAGCTATTGACAAATTTATAGAAGCTGCAAATCCTAGTCCAGTTACGCCATACCATGTTTTAGTCACAATATCTCCAGAGCTCCAAAAAGCATCATCCCAAACCGATACATCCCAAACACCACCTACTGTTGATGCAGGGTTAAATGTTAATGTTCCAAATTCAGTTTGAGGTTCAAAATCGGTACTAATATTGACTGCTGTAGTAGGAACTCCATTATTTGATTGGAATATTGGGCGAACCATAGTAAAGCGTTTTAATTGACCTGGGCTGTCAAAATAACTATATGCTTGTTGCGCTGCGGCTTGAATATTAGTGCCATTATCTGCATTTCCTTGGTAAAAAAGGCCTACATAACCATCCCCACCAAAATACATTTCATTGCTTCCTGATACTTCCCAGCAATATGCTTCAATTCCTGTAAACCTAGCCCAAGATTTTGTAATTGTGTGCATTACATATTGTTCCATTCCACCTGTAATTGGAATGTTTAATATAAGCATATTTTCACTAGCAAAATAGTTAATTTGCCAGCCAAAATTAGAATAATAAGTAGTTGCGGCTAAGCTTACAGCATAATAAATTTTGTCTGTAAGGTTAATACGAGGGTCTAAACGACTAGATTGCAAGGCAGATGCCAAAGGAACTAAACCGTCTTGAGTCAATAATAAAAGGTCGCCAGACCATTTAAAAAAGCATTTACGGTTAAATGTTTGACCTAATTGCCATACGCCTTTTAAAGCCCATGTAGCAGAGCTTGTGGGGTCTGTACCGTTATAAACCAATACTTCACCCATACTGGTTACAAATACAGCATAATCATCAGCGCCTTGTCCAGCGTCTAATGTCCAAGTACCCATTGCTTGCAAATAACCGCCATTACGAGCAATACCGCCAAAATCAATAGATGTTGCAGCGCCACCAATATTAGCTACATCTAAATACCATATTTTCATCGTGTCTTTTTGAGTAAACCATAAACGATTTTTAAACAAATTGACATTAATAAAAGTTGAAGAATCTGCTCCAGTAATACCTACAGTAGTATATGTTCCTACAACAGTAGCATTACCACTTGGGGCGCTTGCCATTGTATAAGTAAGCGTACTTGCGCCTGTTTTTGTAATAACATAAGTACCATTAAATTGAGTAGGCGTAGCTCCTGTAACCGTTATACGATTTCCAGTAATTAATCCATGAGGAGAAGCTGTTGTCATGGTGGCGGTTAAATTGCCTGTTCCGCCCCTTGTAATGCTTGAAATAGTTTGTGCAGTAGTCGTTGTGGCTATATAAAACCATCTTGTACCGTCATAAACCATTGTTGGGTCTTGACCATTACAAGCTACTAAATAATCACCGCCAGTATTAGAAAAGTTTACAAATTGCAATTTACTGTTTGTAATTCCAGTAAAAGCTTCAGTTGCTGTGCTTGTAGAAGCATCATAAATTTTTGAACCTGCTGCGGCAAATAAACTGCTAGTACCATTTTGCCTAGCGTAATTCATTAAACTATAAACTTTACCTGTAATACCTGTAGAAGCCTGAGAATAACCTTGTCTAAGAGTTACAGCAGTAGGCGTAGGAAAAAAGTTAATTAATTGAACTGCATCAGTTGGCGACATTTGTGCCAATGAATCCCTAGCGTTCCAACCTCCTATAGGAGCTGGCACACTAGCTGTTGAGGCAGTAAACTTTTTTGGCTGTGATAGCAACATAATTAGCTTCCATAACCAGTATCAGGAATATTAGCGTAACCAATAAGAACCTTGGATGGATATGGGGCAAAGCTAAGATTAGGAGCGCCTTTGTCGTTAGCTTTAGCTACAGTCAAATAACGCTGGTAATCTTGTTGCAATGCAGTAGTATCAAAAGACTTGACTTGAAAATATTTTAATTTAGTAGCCAAAACCATAATACGGTCATCTAAAACCGTAGTGTCTGTATCGGCAGTAAAACTATTTTTGACAGCGCCAGCAGCGCTTCTTGCCCAGCCTTTGCTTCTGTATTCCCAACCTAAATATTCTTGGGTATTCATAATAGGCCATATTTGGAATTGGTTGTCTAGAATACGCCAACGCACTCTTGGGCCAGTTGAAATATAACCAGATTTTAGCCATTGCCATTGCTGGGCATCTTCAGGCCCTAACATTTCCCAATGTTTAGATTTGTCCCAATGGGTTCGGTCTGTAATGGTTTCAAAATCATCAGGAAGGTCATAAGCAGTTTGAGCGCATACAACAGATTGCGTACCTGTACCAGTAGCCATTTGGCTCATTACCACGACTTTAGTGGTGTTATTAGCTGAAACTACATAAGTATCTTGCGGAATGTTATAGCCTTGTAATTGCCATTGACTTGTAACACCGCTTAAATCTGTGCCTGCGTCAAAAGTTAATGTAGTAGAACCATTAACAGTTGTCGCATTGGCGGTTAAAGAATTGGTATAAAAACGATATTGCACCTGCAACGCTTGCCAATCGTACTCTTTTAGCAATTCGTACCCAGCACCATTCATTAATGCCAAAATTTGCTGGACATCTTGAGATGTATTACCCACCACATAAGAAGGTACTGCTAAGTTTAATTCAGCAGTTGCTTGCTGAACCAGTTGCAACATCGTTGATGACATATTAAGCCTCGGCTACTTTAGTTTTGCGTGTTTTGGGTGTTTTTTCCGCTACAGCCGCAAGTAGCGCTGACATCTGCTCTTGCATAGCAGCCAGCTTCGCATCTGTTTCAGCTTTAATTTTATCATTTTCTTCCTTTAATGCTTGCAATTCTGCTTCTCTTTGTGCAACTTCGGCAGAATCAGTAGCTAAATTCAAGAAAGCCAATGCTTTTTGGCGGAAATTATGCGGTGACATACCTGCAACCATGCCAATACGCTGTAATTGCTGGTCAGAACAATGAGCAATAGACTCAACCGTAGGGAATTTAAGACCACGCAATTCTTCAGCTTGGCTACGAGTAATTAATGGCCATTGGTCTAATGGTGTGCCAATAATATCCTCATGCCCTGCTACTTGGTTTTGATAATGCGCCCATTGACGAGGAAAACGCTGTTTATGGGAATCTAGTGCGTAAGTGTCAATTTCTGTCAAATTATCGCCAGGAATCATAATACGGACAAAATCAAATTCTTTAA